GTTCTGCTGGTTGGACTTGAGATTCGCCGCATCCTTGTACAGGAGATAAGGCGTGCCGGTCTCAATCTGCGACTCCAAGATAGTGAACCATAGCTTCTGTGCCTTTACCGTCTTGCGCCCGCGTCCCTCCGCCTCATACCGCTCATAAAGTGCCTTGAACTCCGCACCGACAACATCCGCCAAACCAGGTGCCTCATTAGGGCAGAAGAGCGTCCAGTCGCCACCGGCGTCCACGCGCTCCATAAAGAGGTCAGGAACCCATAGCGCGTAGAACAGGTCACGAGCACGCTCCTCCTCGCTTCCAGTATTGCGCTTCATCATCAGGAAGTCTTCAACGTCGGCGTGCCAGGGCTCAAGGTACATTGCAAAGGAGCCGTTACGCTTCCCGCCACCCTGGTCTACGTAGCGAGCCGTGTTATTGAATACACGGAGCATTGGGACAATGCCGTTGCTAATGCCGCCAGTGCCCTTAATCAAAGACCCCGTCGCACGGATGTTAGAAATGTGGAGACCGATGCCGCCGCCGTACTGACTAATGAGTGCACAGTCCTGTAGCGTATCGTAGATTCCACGAATGGAGTCATCCTTCATTGCCAGTAGGAAACACGACGAAAGCTGAGGACGCTTGGTACCGGAATTGAACAGGGTAGGCGTAGCGTGGGTATAGAACTTTTGGGACATCAGGTCATACGTTTCAAATGCGCGCTTCAAATCCGTGCTCCATAGACCAAGGGCAACACGCATCCATAGATGCTGCGGACGCTCAACAACACGTCGGTTCGTATCACGGAGCAGGTAGGCACGCTCTAGCGTCTTGAGTCCAAAGTAGTCAAGCATAAAGTCGCGCTCGTAGTGAATATGCGACTCAATCAAGTCGGCGTTCATCTTGACGAGTGTAACAAACGCAGGGTCAAGTAGGGATGCAGGCTCGCCCTTCTTATCGCAAACGGCATCCAGCACCTCCACGACGGCAAGCATAGTAGCGGGAGTATTCTTTTGGTGATTGCTGATAGCAACCTGGCTGGCAAGGTCGGCGTAGTCGGGATGAATGGTGGACCAGGAGTAGGCAAGGCTTGCGGTAATATTGTCGAGTTCGGTGGTTGTGATACCATCTACAATACGTGCCAGGACGCCTTGGGCGACCTTGGTAGGGTTGACGGTCAAACCTGCCGCTGCTTTCGTAATACGTTCCTGTACCTTCTCAAATGCCACATCCTCTTTGCGTCCGTCGCGCTTCACAACTTGCATGTTCTGTTCCATTGTTGCGAAATGTGTAAGCCAATTTCGGACGCATCTCAGAACTCAATTTTTTACCGCAACCCTAAACAAGATGGTGGCTGTAAGTTGGCTTGTATTTTCGTTTGCGGTATTTGCCGTTGCCCTTGTAGGGCTGTCAAATCTCAATAAATTTCGGCTACACGAAGGCTTTCAGCCCATTGAAGACCTTAATAATAATCGTTTCTGGTTCAAGGACTGGAAGGAAGATACGTTTAAGGGCGAACTGCCGGTAGGAGCACCAGACAAAGACCAGCTTTCGCCAGGTGATGCCTTCTCCGTTTCTACGGAAAAACTCCTCTACCCGCATATTCAACCGTTGGGTGTATTGGAGGCAGAGGCAGGCTGGGATAAGACCACGTCGCAGGTATGTTACCAGAACGATGCCGGTGAAGTGCTCAAGAAGACCCGGAATTACTTACAACGCACAAATAACTATCCCCGAAAGTATCCCGATTCCTGCTCAGCACCGTTCCACGAGTTTATAGGTACGTTCTATGCTCCCGCAATGGGGGGAATAGGACAGACACCGGCGGCGGGCACGAACTATCCTCGCCGAACCCAGTGCGCTAAGTAACCAATCATACACGTCCCACCACTCCAATAATTTGTATATGCACCACTGGTGTATATACAAATCAACGTAAAAATTAACATTAGTCGGAATCTACACCGAGCCAACCATTAGCTGCGGGAGCTACAACTGGCAAAGTCTCCTTATCGGAGTCCGAATCGGGTACAAACAGCGCCTTCTCACCGTAACGCCCATCCAAACGTGCCGCCTCTACCTCGCGCCAGAACTCCTCATATGCAGGTTGTCCCACTTCTGCCCACCAACGGCGGTTACGCGGAACCGTCTTCGTGAAGTAGTCATAGACGTACCAAACCGTTTCCTCCAACACAACCAGACCTTCTATATTGTTAGGAACCCAGGCACAGCATTCGGCAAATCCGGACTCCGTGGACGGAAACAGCGGACTGTAGCGGTATTCGTACGATTCAAGGTCGTACTTCTCCTCCATTACGGTTCCTTCCTCACGCTCAACCTCTACCATCTTAGGCGGTGCAGCAACCACGTAAATTTTACCCATCCATGGATTCTTAGCAGAAACTGCAGCAGAATACTTCGCATCTTTGAGCATCATAGATGTGAAACGCATCTCAATGTAGTCCACGGCATTCACATCGCATACCTCCGCCTGAAGCTGCATTTGGCAATAGTAATCTGGTGGAATAATACCGTTGAGCTCGCGGGTAATGGGCGACTTAATTTCAACAAGCCGTCCGCACCGGGGTCCACTGGTGATAATACCGTCAGGAGACGCTGCTAAACGCGGCAGAAACGGATGCCGAATACGTCCTAAACCGTCAAATACTTCACCTTCGGCAAAACACCGCTCGTAAAGGTCGCGTACGACAGGCTCAAACCGCCAGCCCCATTTGAACGCTGATAACTTTCCTTCGGCATCAAATGTGTATACGGTCTGTGAGGTTGCCGCTTGCTCGTGCTCATTGACAACTACCGGCGTTCCGCACTTCTTGGCGGCAACCAAACCCTTTCCATTCGCGGTTCCGTATACCACACTACCGAACTCGTGACCTGTTAGAAGCTCTAATGTTTCATTGTGCCATTGTGCGGATTTCTGTGCGGATTGTGGCAACTCTTTGAGACGCTTTACATTTTCAGGACGCGCTTCTAAATTTTTTAACGCGACCTCTTGGCAAAACAGAAAATACTCGTAATAAATCGCACGGAGAATAAGAATTGCGTCATTTTTCGCACGCGTAGATTTAAAGGCATTATCAATGAAGAATTTATTCGCCTCATTCATCTCATTATCTATCCAATCGGTTAGGTCATACTCATCGAGAAGAAGTGGCGGATCTGCTGATATCCAATCATCCAACCATAAAATGGATGCGGAGTAGGGCATTCCTATATTAGTGGACATTTTTGTTGTATCATAGGTCACTTGTTCCTCGTTTCTTGGTTAGACGATGTACTTCAATTTTGAAGGATGCCGAGTGTGTTGGATCTCCATCGCGTATTATTTTTAAACCACGGATACTTAGAATCTTTCCCTCCTCATAAACGAGCTGTTGCTTTGTATTAAGAAGTTTGGAATCATTTGCCTTTACTAACGCCTTATTGAGATTCTCCTTCTCCTCTATGGATAGTCCTGGATATGATTCAGCAAATGTACGTAGTTTTTGTAGCCGAATTCCACGCTCTAATCGTAACCAAGGCTTGGTGGTAGACGCCGCGTGCGATTCTGCTTCAAAGAAGTTTGTAAGGCGTCCCATTAATGTCGTGGGAGCAGGTGCCACCAGCAAGGCACCTGATATATCCGCAATCGGCGGAACAGACCCTGAAACATCAGCAATAGCTGACGGACTAAGGATAGGTGAGGGGGGAATTACGGGCAATGGAGATGATGCACGCTTCACTCGTCTTGTCTTTACACGAAACATTTCCTATTATTATATCTAATACGTCAAAGGTTTAGAACGACTCTGGTGCGAAATAATAAGTTTATTTTTTTGTATAACATGAGTATAAATGGCAAACAGTATTACTTATTATCAATCATATAATGATGCAAGTAGTAATACAAATCTACAAGCATATGTTCTTGTAGTAGATTCATATTTAATAAGTAATTTTAATATTAGTGAAGCTGTTATTGGAGGAACAGCATTTGTACAACAGGTTAACGCTACCAGAGGTTGGTTAATTTATTGGGCGGATGGTCCACCTGTTCCAGCGAATAACCAATCGCCTCCGACATGGTATTTGGGTCAAACATTAAACAATACAGGTACTCCTACTTATCGTCTATATCCCTCTCCATACCCCTGCTTCCTTGAAGGCTCAAAGATTCTATGCATGGTTGAAGGCAAAGAAGAATACCGCCCAATTGAAACCCTCCGTAACGGCACTTTAGTCAAGACCTCCCGTGATGGATTCAAGCCCGTAGCAATGATAGGACATTCCAAGATTTACAATCCTTCTAACGATTCACGGTCCACAAACAGACTCTACCGCTGCCCGACAAAGAACTACCCTGAACTCACCGAGGAGCTCATCATAACGGGACATCACTCAATTCTAGTAGATACGCTAACTGATGAGCAGCGCAAACTCACCCTGGAACACACAGGTAAAATTTATGTCACCGATAAGAAGTATCGTCTTATTGCAGCGGTGGATGAGCGCGCCGAGCCTTATGAGTCTGAGGGAATATTTACAATTTGGCATCTTGCCTTAGAGCACGAGAACTACTATATGAATTATGGTATATATGCAAATGGTCTCCTAGTAGAGACAACAAGCCGTCGTTTTCTGAAGGAACTTTCAGGAATGACGTTAGTATAAATAAAACAGAACATTACTAATGATAGAATGGACGGTGACTCAGCAGAAGCCCGATGGGACGCTTATGAACGGTCAAAACGGTACGGCTATCCTGGTCTCCGTGACCCTACACTTCTACCGCCAAGTTGTCCTGTAGTACGAGTGCGTAGAGAGTATAATGCGCGTGATGCAATTAATAGTCGTGCATGGGACTTTTTTCACGCGACCCCGCCAACACAGGTATCCTCACATAATCTTGAACGGAGCCCTCCGGCATATATGGATATGAATCCGATTGCATCCCGTACAAATACGGTTCAGTACCGCAACCAACCGGAATATATACCGAATCCTGAGCGTGGTCCGGCAACAGCGGATTCTTTAGGTGTGGCGCCGCCACCAGGTCCTATTACCCCTCCAGCGAAGATGATGTCGAAAAATCCGTATATGCAGCGTTTGGATGCAGAAGGTGAGGGGTCACGTAATATTGTACGTGAGATGAAGGCGGCAGTCTACGAGGACAATCGTGAACTTGCTACGGATACGGACAGATCCCTTACACAACGGCAGTTTCAGGACCGTTGGCTACCACCGAAAGCGGCGACGGATATTAATTCACTCCAAGCATATGAGCTGTTGCGACCGAAGCAGGACGATTGGCGACACAAATAAACATAGTACATTTTAAGAAGGATGCCGTCGCCGAAATCTCCATCAAAAGCACTTGCGGAAGCACTTGCCACAGATCCTATTTACCAGGCAATGTTAAAAGGCGATGCAAAATGGGGAAATATTGTAGAAGCCAATAAGCGTAATAAGACGCGTAATAATAAATCTCGCTCCGCGTCGCCGAAAAACAATACAAGGAAAAATTCCAAGAATGTTGCGGAAATATTAGACGGTTTTACGGTACCGGATCTCAAACTACGCAAGGGTATTTGGGAGAATTTCCCCGTTGCATTAGTACCGCTGGATGACGGCAACGGCATTGACCGTTACGGTGTTGCGTGGCATAATAAGAATTTACGGGAGTGGAAAGATGCTAGATCTAAAAGCGCAAAAGAGAAGGCGAACTATCAGCATTGGTCCGAAGTGCGACTACTTCATTCGGTCAGGCAGTATCCTAAACAGTATAAGATATTGCCAGCACGCAACCCGAGCCAGCTATTTGTACTGGAGATGGTGTTTAAAAAGAAATAATCAAGCGAAGAGTATTTTTGACGGTATTACCGCCATTGATATCATACGGAAAACAAGTATAAATACGAATATGTTACCGAGCATAAGTTCAAACGATGCCAAGGGCACCGTTGAATCATTATATAATACAATGCTCTTCATGACTTCAGACATACTCGGAAGCCCGTCGGCTTTCTCGTACTCTGTAAATATACAGCGCTTATAGACACGCTGTGAGACAATGATGAAGAGCAGCAATCCTAAGATAAAGAAGCACTCATGAAAGTTCGTAGAAAACAATGCACCAAAGATGACTAAGGAGCATAGTACAAAGTGCCATATACGTATTACCCATGCAAGTAATACAGCAAGCACTCCTGACGGAGTAAGTACCCCCATCTTATTATATCCCAACAATTAAACCGCCGGTTTTACAACCGGCACGTTCTGCCTATAATCATATCAATCTAGGGCAGATTTCCTTCGGAAACTGCCCTGATTTGAAATGATTATTGGTCTAACTAAACGAGACAACTACCTCGCATTCGTGGATATTCACCTTCTTCATGGCGGACGTGGTGAGCTCACAGCGCTTCTTACGGGACGACTTGATTGAGTCACCAGAAGCCACCGGCGGCGTAGCGACGGAGATATTGGAGCCAGCACCAGCCGAACCCGATGACCCCACACTATTTGTTAGAGATTCAGATGCTCCTGCAGATACCGTGCTGTTAGAGCGGGAGTAGTGCTCCTTGAGCGTATTATTCATATCTTTTTCAATAGACTCGCGGTTCGTAAGAACATAGTCGTAAATCTCCTTTTCAATGAACCATCGAAAGAAGTTGAGCTGACCGACAGTGGTGACAAAGGGCGTCTGACCACGCGCCTCAAATTGTATACGTTCACGGCGGCAAAATGGGTCAAAAAGACGCTTGGAGTAGGCATTAAGCTCACGCTTGTAGTTGAAATATACAAGAAAATGGCGATTTTCCTTAGTAAAAGATGTATTCATCTTCTTAGCATAGTTGGTCACGAAATAATCAACTAGACGTAGGCTGATTTCGGAGTTGCCTTGTAGAATCGATAGTAACTTCTCTAGGTTGCCCGGAATGGTATAAAATTCCTGTAGCCATAGGACGACCTGGTCCTGCTTGCATAGTACGCGCTTCTGGTTCTTGAAGGTGACAGCGCGGCGCTCCAGTCCTAAGGGACCAGCCGGGCTTAACGAGTTCATTAGTGTAGGATGGTCTGACTCGGTCATCGTGTTCTAAGCATAGAAAAAGAACATACATTTTAAACCCTAGCAGAACATAGATCGTTCAGTCTTTATAAAATCCACAGACGCCTAAGTAGGAAGGGCAGATGTCGGTAACTGTTTTTTTGGCAAATAAGGGGTTCACCCTGCCTGTCACGGATCTTGATGATCGCCGACGCGAGGCGTACTTCAAAAATCCTGCAGATACGAAGAATAAGTTACTGCCGGAGGAGGATAAGATTTTGAGGGCTTTGGGCATTAATACGGAGAACGCACAGTGCCTGATGCCGCATTTGGCGAAATTTTTTAAGCAGTTACCAAAATGTCAATCAGATTCCAGTATTGTATTAGCGAAAGACTGTGAAATTGTACAGTTTGTATTGTGGGAAACGTTATTTGCTGCACGTTCACGCAGTCAGGAGATGTACGACGAGAATTGGAAGACAAAGAAACCGTTAGCGGATATATCGGCTGCGATTAACAAACAGATAATTGACGATTTAAAACCGAAACCTGAATCGCTGAATGATGTGGATAGACTATTTAAGTTAATACTGAAAGCGTCCATTCCCGGTAAAGAAGTTGATCCTGTTGATAGACTATTTACGTTGATTGTGCCGAGTAAGATGGGCGAAAATCCGCAGCCGGTAGCACCATCGCCCCCAGGGTCAGGTGTAACTGCAGGACCTAAGGCACCTACGGCGCCTACTGCACCTACGGCACCACCAGCGGGCAAGTCAGCAACTCCCATACCTCCATCTGGTGCTACAGGAACGGCAGGCACGGCAGGAACGGCTGGCTCTGCTTCTGGTGTTTCTGGTGCTAAAGGCACGGAAGGCAAGGGTACAGGTGAGGCGGCTGATGATTCAGGTTCGGGAATTACAGCACCATCTGTAGTATCATCTAAAACACCCCCACCACCCCCACCACCATATGATCCATTAGGCGTTCTGCCAACAATTGAAGAAATAACAGCACAGTGCCAAGGAAAAACGGTAAAGGCAAAGGGCAAGGATGGTCTTCCGCTCAAGGAGTCTTACATCGATCAATTTATTCGTTCATTGTACTTCTTTTACTGTATTAAATACCAGCAAAAACTTAAACTTAGTACTAAGTTTGACGAGCCTTTGATATTAGATAGATTAAAACGTTTCTTACAGGAATGGCAAACGGCATTAACTGCAGATAGGGAAGGTACTTTTGCGTTTTTAGGACTAAATCCAACGGAAAAAGAGAGACTCAATAAAATATATATTACGTATCAAGATGCCGGTATAGGACCAAATCCAGCATTAGTATACGATTGTAATAAAATTGTAGAAAAAGCAGCAGGTCGCTTGAATAGATTTATTCCATATATATTAATGTCTGAAAAACAGCGTATATATAATTCTGAGTTCAGTATGTGGTCTGGGCGTTTTACAGACCCAGACGCAAATGCTCCTAGAAATCTCAATGATGTTGGTGTACTAATTTACACGGAAGCGGAAAATAGACGTTATATTGAAGGCGGTGTGCCGGTGGTGCTAAACATAGTTACAACTGCAGATATTCAATATGATAATAGTTATGTCATCGGTGGAAAATATATGAATGAATTGACTCTCATCAAGGATTTAGTAGCAAATAACTATGTATTAAATATCCATCCTTGGCTGATGTATCTGTTCAATAAGGCACGAAATGACAATGAGCCGATAGGAGATGGGTCGAAGAAGCGAAGTATAGAGGAATGGTTTTTACGTAACTTATTTGGTAATAATTATATTCCACCGAAAGACCCACGAACCACCTTTAGACGATTCAAGAATGTATTTAAGAAGGGTATTACACCGGTAACACGGGATCAATTAAATGTTGCGTATTATGTAATCTGTAATGCGATTGCAACTGCTGATCAATATTACATACCAAATACATTTTACAGCAAATCAAATGAGATAAAATCGTCATTTATTGTGGGTTGGCTACGTGACCCCGCTACGAATTTTAAATTGGTTGAGGATGCAATGGAATGGGTGGCACCGAATAAAGAGCCTTTATCACGAGAGGAATTAATAGCGTTCTTTGAGGCGGCAAGACAGCAAACACGCAAAAACGGAAATCGGAATAATGCGGATAGGACGCGTACGTGGGCATCAAATCTACGTGATGTTATGACACGAGTTCCTGGTGCACCGCCGCCGGCACCACCACCTCCGCCAACCTCATGGACTGGAACAGCACAACCAGGAACCAGAATCGGTGCTAGAACTCCTGAAGAGAAAGCGGCAATCGAAGCACGCTTGGCGCCCCATAACGCTGAGGTAAGGGCAGATATAGCAAGACGGGCGGCAGAAGAAGCAGCTGCTGCAGCGGCAGCTGCATCAAGAGGTCGTAATAAGTTAAGACACGGATTACACACACGACGTATAGGAAACATACGGAGGCGGGCTCAAGATATACAAGCAGAACAGGCAGCAGCGGCAGCTGCAGCAGCAAAACGGGGTCGTAATACATTAAGACGCGGATTGCGAAGGCATCCAAATCTAACAAGGCGCCGAGAAGGCAGACTGGCAAATATAAGAAGACGTGCCGCTGAATTACCACCAAGTGGTGTATGGACGGGAACATTAATAGACCCGTCGCCACGTAATGAAACCGAGGCAGAACGAGCTGCAAGAGAAAGCTTGGCGGCACGTCAAGCAGCAGAACAAGCTCTTTTACCACCAGGTGGTGTATGGACTGGAACATTAATAGACCCGTCACCACGTAATGAAACCGAGGCAGAACGAGCTGCAAGAGAAAGCTTGGCGGCACGTCAAGCAGCAGAACAAGCTCTTTTACCACCAGGTGGTGTATGGACTGGAACATTAATAGACCCTCCGCCACGTAATGAAACCGAGGCAGAACGAGCTGTAAGAGAAAGCGTGGCGGCACGTCAAACAGCAAAACGGGGTCGTAATAGATTAAGACACGGATTGCGAAGGCATCCAAATCTAACAAGACGCCGAGAAGGCAGAATGGCAAATATACGGAGACGGGCTCAAGAAATAAAAGCAGAAGAGGAAGCCGCTCGTGCTAGAATTATAGAACAAGCACGACGAAACTTAAATGCTTTGAGAGCGTCGTCGCGCAATGGAGAACCACCGAATAATGGACGGTTGGTTCTACAAGAAACAAAACCACGCCCAGGTCGTAGAAACACAGGACTCGTAGAGTCGTCAAATAATCTGGACTATTATAATTCAAATGCGGCAGCAGCAGCAGCAGCACCAGCAGCAGCAGCACCAGCAGCACCACCGTTACCGCGGCGTGGATGGAAAAACTGGGCACGAGGACTAACGGTTGAGCAAGCTGCAGAAGCGAAAGCGGAACGGGCGCGGCTTAGAGAAGAGGCGGCAATAGAAGCACGACTAAAGCAGCAGTTGGATCAAATTAAGGCAAAAGCGGGACCTACAAATGAACGATTAGTTGAAGTCCGTTTAGCAGTTCATAAATTACAGAAATACATTACCGAGAGAGAAACAGACATAAATGAGAAAAAAGAAGAAATAAGGCAAAAAAAGGTAGAAGCTAGAGCGGCGGCGGCTGCCTATAATGCTGCAAAGGGGACACGGGATGAAGCGGCTAAGCGCAGTGCGGGGACAGTTGTAGTCCGATCGCTCAGAAACAAAGAATCTACTCTTCAAAAACTACAAAAATATGTACAGGAGGCACGAAGCAAGATAGAAAGATATCAAGCGGAACAAACAGAACTAGAAGCGGCTGAGGCTGAACAGATACGCCAAGCACGGGCAGCTAGTGAAGCAGCGGTGGTGGACGCCGAAAGACGGCTTGCTGAGATTGCCCGTATGTTTCAACAACCCCCTAATCCAGCACAACAAGCGTCGCTTAACGCAGAATTAGCAGAACTGAGTGCCTTATAAGCCCGGAATAATTGATAAATTAATACATTGACCTAATAATAGAGTATGGCTACATTATTAGGTTTTAAAATTGATAATGATATTGATACTGTAAAACTACGACAGAATTCTTCTAAAGGATGTTTACCAAAAGACGAGGCAGCCTTGGTAGAATTTGGAATATTTGTAAAAGATAAAAATAATACAACTGTATTCAATACAAAACTTCTTTCGAATCCGTCGGAAATTCGTGATTTTTTGAATTGGGTTACAGGTAAACGAACACCTCCCCTACCCGATGTAGTTCGTAGAATTCTATGCCATAAGCGGGCACGCCTTGTCAATAGCCGAGACAGCACGGGTACAAGTCCCGCATTGAGAACGGGGGAGAATCAAATGATTGCTGAGATTGATACACTGCTACACGATGATGGTGTAACAAATCCTGAAGATTTACAAAAGTGTTTAACGCAGAATGGGGGTAGGTACGATTCTAAGGGTGGAGCACAAGCGGCATTGGCAGGTGCAAAGGGCGAAAAGGGTGATACGGGTGCAACGGGTGCAACGGGTCCTACGGGTCCTACGGGTCCGAAGGGAGATTCAGCGCCGGTAAATCCTATTGGTCCTACTGGTGTAGCATCGGTAGGTGGAACTGGTCCTAATTGTACAACAATTGTAAATTGTGATAATACTGCTGTGATGAAGGAACTAAACGACTTAAAAGAACTGATAAAGTCTATACAAACTGTGTTAGAAACTAAGCCGGTTGGTCCCGTTGCACCCCCTGCACCATCTACACCCCCTGTTTCTGGGGCAAATGGCAAGGCTGGTGAAGCTGGCGGAACTGGCGGAACTAGCGGAACTGGCGGAACTGGCGGAACGGGCGAAGATGGTGAGGATGGTAATAATGATAAATCCGTTCATTCTGTCGCAAGCGATGTTGATCATTTACGAGCAACAACGGATTTTACGGCTATTTTTGACCGTTTGACCCAAATGGAAAGCAGATTACGAGAAGTGATAGAATCATCGCGTGTTGTACAGCAGGCAACCAGTGCTACTACTGCTGCAGTGAATGGTGACCATGCAGAGCTCAAGAGACTTCTTGAAGAGATTTTATTAATTCTAAAGACTTCCAAATCAACACCGCCAGAAACCACTGTTGTAGAGGAGAATATCACTAAGGTTAAAGGATATACTGAAAATCCAGAGATACTCCGTATACTAAAAGAGATTCAGATACAGATTAACCAGATTAATGGAACCGATCCAGATAATTCAATCTTAGAGATTGTCAAAAATCTTAAGATACAACTGGGTGAAGTGAAGGAAACATTTGCTATTAATCCGGCACGTATTATTGAGACTATTAATACGATTCTCCCAGGTGTCAATGAAGGTATTGGCAAATTAGAGGCGCAATTTGCCGCTGTAATGGGCGGCATATCAAATATTCGCACCAATATCAGTAATTTAAGTGGAAAGATTCCAGAGGACCGAACGGAGGAGATTTTAGCTGCCATACGCGCGATTCCCCCGTGCCCCCCACAGGTAGATTATGGACAGCAGTTTACGCATATTGATGAGTCGGTTAAGACAATCTATGCTGCTGTACAATTGGTTGCTGGGCAGGATTATGGACGCCGTTTTGACGAGTTGAACCGTAAGGTGGACGAGTTAATGGCACTGATGCGTAAATGCTGTGGCGAGGGACAACTAGCGTTACCAGCCCCTGCCCCTGCTCCAGCTCCAGCACCAGCTCCGTATGTCTTGCCGCCATTACCCGCCCCAGCACCCGCGCCACCCATGGCTCTTGAAAACAACAACGGTCTAGGACTACTTGAGGATGGTAATAATGGTCTAGGACTACTTGAGGATGGTAATAATGGTCTAGGACCAGTAAAGCCTATGCTCATTGAGAACGCACCTAAACAGCCACGGCGGCGTATAGTAATTCCAAATAGTAATAACAATATACCAAGCGGACGTCTACCAGCAAACAATAATTCAAGACCTGGATTTGGACCGAAACAAACACGTGGCTTACCTGCAGGTAGCAATGTGGATGATGATGAGGATGAAGACGACATCTACTATAATAGCAATACGGACGAGGCAAAACCTGAACGTAAGCGTCTGTTAGTTAACAACAATAATAGTAATAATAACGGACCGAAACCGAAGTTGCCAGAGGCGGTAAGCTCTCGTAGATTATTTGGACCAGAGCCAAGCCGTGGCTTAGCTCCAGGCACCGGTGATTATGAACCATTGTCGATGAATAACACGGATGATGTGCCGCCACCCCCATCGAATAATAATAACGACGAGATACCCCCACCGCCACCAAATAATGAGGAGGCTTCCCCCTTACCTTCATCAAATGCTAACAGCAATAGCAACAGCAATAGCAACAGCAATAGCAACAGCAATAGCAACAACGGTGCCAACAATGAGGAATATAACCGCAAGCTTGTTATAGGCGTCGGCAAGGAGAACCGTAAAACGACTGAAATAGGCAAACAGTTGACGGAAGCTATTAAGCGTGAGCCAGGTCGCGGCAAAGATATTGATAGTGAAAAGAAGTACGAACAACTCAAGGAACTTCAGCAAGCCTATGAGGACGGTGACAAGGGTGACAAAGCTCGCGATTTCAATGATGTAGAAAGACTCGTCAACGATTTCTTAGAGGGCTTTGACGACAACGGACCGCTAAAGACCGCTTTCCTTAAGAACTACAAAACGAAACTAGATAAGACCCACTGGACATTATACCTGAAGAACCTTTTTGAATCCGTTGGAAAACTAAGCAATAAGCCATCGGTTCTTAATACAACGCGGAAGAAGGGCGGAAGCCAAACAAAATCTAAACGTACTACAAGAAAGCTACGTAGATGAATATTCTCCTAAAGGCAAAGTACAGTTTTTACAGTGCCCTGGTCTTTTTTCTAGTCGCCAATCCTGAGACGTATAAGATTACCGATTGGATATTCGGCGATGCTATGCCCGAAATAGCCAATAGTGCCGGTGCACCTACACCGGTCGGCTTATTCTTTCACACACTCATTTTCTTCGTGGTCATCTTATCACTGATGATGTTCCCACGCGATTAATTATCGCCCGGCTAGTTAAGACGAATCCGTAATGGCAATAACACGTAAATACCATCCTACTCGTTATTACGCTGGTCTCAGTAAGACCCAAAAAGCAAAGCGTTATAAGGAGATTCGACATTTTGGCAAAATAGATTGGCGGTCACCAAGAGCCTACACGGGGTTCAAGACCGACAAAGGCGTCAAAACGAAGACCTCGTCGTACGTGGAGCAACTGACCCGTAAGTTCAAAAAACTCGGCGTAGACCCTAACAAAACCAAGTCCCTCAAGGCAAAAGCAAAGGCGACCGGCGTTCCACTCAAATACTTGAAAGCCTCCTATAACCGCGGTCTAGCCGCCTGGCGCACCGGTCACCGACCAGGCGCCACCCCGCAACAGTGGGGTTACGCACGCGTAGCCTCACTGCTCGTCTGCGGCAAAACCGCCCAAGGACCTGATTCTGATATTGTTCGAAATGCCAGGAAATCTTCAGCCTCCGCTCGCAAATGGTGGAGTCATTGTCACTGACCGTAATCCGCCGGTGCCACACTATTGCGCATCTCAAGGTCCTTTTTCGCCTGCTCGATAAGCGGAGGAATAAGTGCCATCGCCTCACGTGAAACAAACCAACCGTTCGTTACATATTTGAACATACGGTCTTGAAACATCGCCTCTACACGTAACCAATGTGCCGCTTCGGTCCAATCAGGATGAATTCGTAATTGATACTGATAGCACCGATGAACATGATAAGAGCATAGCAAGTCCGCCTGACGTACTACGTGATACACGCGGTCCCATTCACCGTGCTTAGGAAAGACCGGCGTCCTGTCCACAACTGCCCCGCACAACTTACTATACGACATCGTAGTAATCATAGCCAAAAGCGCATCCGCCCGTGCATCAGACCATCCAATACTTGTTAGAAACTGATGGACGTGTATGGACGCCGTAACAGGATCTACATATTTCTTATCTACACAGTCGTGAAGAGCTGCAGCGTACCGTGCCATTGTCTTCTCGTCTTCACTAAATGAATAATCCATTAGTTTTTCAGCAAATCGGACACAGTCACGTGAATGGGTAACATCGTGACTAGGGTCTATATTGTACTCCTTACAGAATTCGTCGATGAAGGTATATAGGACGTCCATTTTGCCAACCAAAATGCCGTCTTTATCCGTCTCAATTTTTTCTGATAGTTCAAAGTAAGATGGGGGGCGGGCAACTCTTTAATAATAACCCGAAAGGGCATCCTAGACTTAAAACGCTAGGATACGGTACAGAAGAAAAGGCACTAAATTCAGTAGCTAAACTCAAGGCGTATCCGACGCCGTATCAGCGTCAAGCGGCGACAACTATGTATTACCGTGCTAAGTATCACGCCAATCAGACACGTAATATGCGTAAGGCGATGAAGGTATATAGTAAGTTTCTAAAGACCCTCAAGAACAAACCCCACAAAAAGTGAAACGGATGTATAAATACTACCATTGAGTAAAATGGCAGTATTTATAAAGAATGTCAGCCCAGATACTATAGAAAATGAAGCTGAACTTCAAAATGTAGCGGCATCTTACGGATTTGCCCCAAAAGTCTATAAGACAACAGAGGACGAGATTCATATGGAGGACCTACAGGAAATGTGTATTGCAGATAAGTATGGTGAGGACCCTAAGGATATTCCATCACGTATTTGGGTCTCTATCCGTACTATAATTCATACATTGTATTACAAAGAAGGTATAGAATATATTGATATTACTCCGTATAATTTTATTGAAAAGGACCAAAAAGTATATATTATTGACTTTGGACACGCCAGTTATTACAAGTCAAAAGAAATGATGAACTGGTTTGTTAAGCAGTTTCTAGAGGAAGGCGTAAACGAATGGAACCCAGATTTCAAGTAGTTTCCGAAAAACGAATAAGTGCTTCAACATACAGGTCATATGCCGCATGTTTGCTGATATATCCGTACGTTTTGGACCATTTACCTGGAATATTCAACTTATACGTTGAGAAAAACGTTTCAATCGTCTTTTTGATATCTTCACTAAGAACATCAATATCACCCATCCTTCCGTAATCTTCCCCAAGCACACATAAAACTTTTTCATCCATTCCGTGCTCGTCCTCCATCACCAGCGCGCCAATAATATAGGCATTATACGTTGTATCATTTTTGATACCATCTCTATTACATATAATGAGTGCATCTAGTTCATCACCATCCGACCCCAATGTACTAGGAAAAAAGCCGTATGCATAAGGGTACGGATGGCTAGCTGGCATCACACGGTCTACTACAAGTTTCCCTTCGTCCTTATCATATTCGTATTTGATAAGACCGCCCTTCTCAATCTCAATATACACTGGAAATGCAGGATCCATTGGCATCGACGGTTTATATTCATAGAAAGAAACCTGTTTAGATAATCTAGCCCTCAAAAAATTGACTTAAACCAGGTTAAATAATATAACCAAGCAAAGTAAATGGGTTTCGACCTCAATATTCACGTAGACTTGCTGATTTGTTCGGATACAGGTAAGCCTTATTTCTATATTTCTGATGGTTCTCGTATGCGTGTTTACGATTTATCAAAACTCACGGTTCCTAAGGAGCATCGACGGTTCCTAAATCAACGGGGAGGTATCTTTCACGCTTATACAACAAATGTCTTTGAAAATAATGATATTACTAATGTATCTGTTTACGAATTTCTAGAGAAGTATCCGTCGTGGACGGCAGTCAAAGACTTTGATGAGGAGTGTACGTATTGGACGGAAAAGGACCATAATGAGTTCAAGGCGGCACTGGAATGGTTTAACAAGGATTGTATTATGTATCGGATTAACTGGTCGTATTAATTGCTACCGCACAACACCCTTTAATTTTTCACGCCCACATGTAGGGTATGAAGTACGACATACTATTTTTAGTTTTAGGAACGGTATTACTGCTTTTTCTAGTCTCAAAACTCTCTACGTCAAGAGATACTATTTTCTTATGTACGACGTATTTTGACTGCCCGAAGCGTGATGGTTGGCAGATGTTTCAAAATGGTATCAATAAACTACAAGCCTTTCACGACAAACAAACCCTCAATCGCATAGATAAATGGATTGTTATTAATGAATACTCACCACATCCGAAAGCGAATTGGGCAAAACTTATGAACCAGCAGTATCCGTTTATCACCTTTTTACAGAAGAGCCAGCAAGACGAAGGGCAGGCTAAGTCTCTAAATATGTTACTCGGTTACGCGCAGCCTTATACGTATTGGTTTCATTG